CCTGCTGCGGGTCTAACGAATCTGCCAATTTTTTTAAGGAATATTCCATTTCCCTCAAGGACACTCTGAAGGCAGAGAATTTTGTTAGAGGCAAGGTCGATTTCGTCAAGGAGCAATACTGCACCTCGTTCGAGTGCTTCAATGACTGGGCCATTGTGCCATACGGTTTCACCGTTAACAAGACGGAAACCGCCAATAAGATCATCTTCATCAGTTTCAATAGTAATGTTTACACGAATAAGTTCTCTCTTGAGTTGAGCACATGCTTGCTCGATAGAGAATGTTTTTCCATTACCAGATAGACCAGTAACAAAAGCAGGGTAGAATAATTTTGATTGTATTATCTTTTTGATATCAGGAAAACTTCCAAACTTAACGAAAGTATCATCTTGCTCTGGAACAAGATTTCTAACTTCTGCTGAAGGTGCATTGAATGTTTTCTCAATCTTATCTACGACTTTTTGTGTAACTTCAAGATTCCACTTACCTTTGGAAACTTTGTACTTCTGAAGTTTTCTTGTAACTGTCTGATAAGTGATATCATTCATTGCAACGAATGCTTTGATATCTGCTGCGGTAAACTCTGTACCGTAGAGAGATTTTAGTTTATCAGTAATTTGGTCTTCTGTCATTTTAACAGTGAATGGCACGTAGGTCATGATGTAGTGATTTATTTATGTACTAATTATAGTACAAAAAAAGGGTCTGTGAAGACCCTATGTGACACTAATATAATTGTCTATTCTAATGCCCAATCTAATGCTTTCTTTGCTGTATTAACCATCTTAACTTTATTAAAATGCCTTGCATATGGAACCGTTATATGAAATCCAAGTAGATCTCCATCAGGATCATCAGGTATTCCAACTGGTTGAATAAAGAATATTCCTGCGTGTGCAACACATTTCCATCCTATATCTACAAACCCAAGATCCCTTAATGCACACTCTAGTTTAAGAGAGTGACAACCATCCATCAGATTCATACGGTATACCGAACACTATATTATATAGTTCTAGGTATTTTCAATATATTGGATGTGATCTTCAAGTTGTTTGATGAGTTTACCCTTCCCCTGTCTTCTGTCAAGTTCGATTCCTATGGTACGACCATATTCCTCTAATTCAACTTTTGACATGTCACCAAATCCTTTAGTCTCCTCTACAGGTTCATATGAGGAAGGTGCTGTATCAACTACAGGTTCTGAAGTACCTCCTAATAAATCTCCAAATCTACTCATTTTTTTAATCTGTACAACTTAATTATTTATAAATGTGCCAACGACAGATTGTTTTTTCTTCATTTAAATCAGATAACAACTTTAAATTGTTAAAGTTATATTCTTGAAGAACAATATTTCCTGCACATATAATTCTGTCAAAATTGTTTTGCTTTACCTGATCAACACCATGTATTCCCCATGATGGCCATGCTATAAAATCTCCAGTATTTTGATCTGGATATGTTTTATTAGAATTTGAATCTTTAAAATAAAAACATTTTTGATCTGGAACATTTGCAAAATGAACCCATGATATAGATTCCAAACCTGTAAAATGAGCATGTGGTTTATGTGAAGTTGTAGATGAATTACTCATCTGCATCCATACTGTATATTGATATCTTGATATGTGTTCCAAACCTAAATCGGTCATCATGTTACTTATAATCTTTCCATAAAATGGAACTAAATTATTAAATACGTCCAGATTATTTTTATCATAAAAAGTAGTAAAAAATTCTTTTTTATTTTCATGATTAGATTCAATGGACTCTATCATTTCTGAATAGAGTCCATCTGATAGAGATTGGTTTGTTCTCCAGATTATCATGCAATCAACTCCACAAACTCTCCAAGAATTTTTTTGTTCATCTTCTTACCATTAAGTGACTTCTTAAATGCACTTCTGATCTGTGATTTTGTTGCATCTTCCTTGACCTCAAACTCTGTATCATTATCTAGGGCAGATGATGAAAGTCCAAAGTAAGTATCATAACCAATATCCTTAATTGCAAATGCTCTTTGCTTTCTCCAGATTTTCATGTACTTCTCAATCTCATCTGTTTGATACTCAAGATAAGTACGAAGAAAATAGTTTGCATCACGAGAGGCAAGTATACGAATGCCAATGAAATTAGTATCTGGAAAATTGTCTCTTAAGTTACGAAGTAAGACTTGAGTTGTATGATGATAGTAATCTCCTTTGTGAAGATATGTTCTACCAGTTTTACGATCTCTTAAGTATGAGTTGGAAGGAATCGAATTATAACCACGATAAGGTGAATCATCCCAAGATCTGTGTACAGTGACATGATATGAAAGATGATTTGATTCTCCATCAGTTAGAATAACACATTGTACTTTTTCAACTTTGTTCTTTGATTTGAAATCTGGTATTAATTGATGAAGAGCAATCAAGGTGTCATTCAAAGGAGTTCCAGATAAACTCATACCAAGTGGAATCTGATACTTTGTGCGACAGTATCCAAAATTATTTACGATTCTCCATATATTCTTCATCTGCTTTTCAAGTTCTTTGCCCTTTACTTTACTTGTGAATATATTCATGAGTGAAACTTTTGGATCAAACATCGCAAGACCATCTTTTACAGTATATGCAAACTGTTCGGATCTCTCTTCTAGGTAACGATTCTCATTTGGATAATCATGAGTAAAGGCATAAACTTCAAATGGTATTTGAACTTTCTTACAGAACCAAAGAAGATTGTATAATTGCTTGACAGTATCGAGCATTACATTACTCATTGAACCAGACCAATCAAGAATGAATACTAATCCATGATTCTTACCCTCTGGAAGAACTGTAACTTTCTTGAATAGATCTTCACTATACTTGTAAGTATGAAGTCTGGATGTGTCAAGAACACCAGTTCTAGAAGTAGTAGCACGAGCATATGCAGATGCAGACTTCTTACACTCAAACTCTTTGACAAGATAGTTGACTTCTTTCTGTGCAGATCTCTTGAACTTCACAAAAGTTGCATCAGGATCAACTGTCTTGTCGTAGTTCCAAGATGATTCTCTGTAGTAGTCAAAATCTGGATACTTAAGTTTTTGTGCCTTTACCATTTCTTCAAACCGAACTTCATCTTCGGCAAACTGTGTATCACATACTTCGTGAATAGTTTCATTTGGTATGATAATTCTCTTAAGATCCACTTGTGGTATTTCCCAATACACTGTCTCTCTGGCATTTGTTTGTGCAAGATTCTTGATTGCTTCCTCAAGAGAGTCTGCAGTTTCAACCTCAAGACCACCAGTTGATCCACCTGATGGTGCACTCTGTTCTTCTGTACTACCTTCTTCATCTTCAGTGGTTTAACTC